CAATACCCATCCCCAGGCTCCCAACCCTCAACCCAAATAACAGGAAGTATATGGACCTCAGCATCATTCGGATCAAACGCTATATATACCACACAATCATTCTTGGTTAATACATATCAAATTAATCAAACCACCCCTACGTGGTATATGAAGGACATACCTAACTCTGGATATGACCCCATATTAACTGAATGGGGAGTACAACGCGGCGATATATTTAGATTTGAAGGTGACGAGGCAAAGTCATATATGGTTGACTATGTAACCACTGAATCAGTATCCGGTAACCCATCCATCATGGTACATTTAAATAACCCAATACCATCAACCCTTAATATCAATCACTATTCACTTGTCCGCTATGTAGACGACGCTAGCCAGATAATAATTGAAGGTTTCCGCCCAAACAACTCATCAGCTCCATATATCCTCAAACCTGAATTTGTAGTTCCCGAGCTAGATAAAGATATTGACGCATTTATCGTGGATCTTACGCAAAAAGGTTTGCTGTAGTAATATTTATTCGTATATTGCATAATTATAAACTAAAACACATATCATATGGGATATTTAGATCCTTCTGCACTAACAATAGACGCTATCCTTACTCGTAAGGGTAGAGAAGCACTAGCAAAAAACGACGGTTCATTCCGTATTACTCAATTCGCATTAGCCGATGACGAAATCGATTATACTTTGTATAACCCTAATCACCCATCTGGTTCTGCATTTTATGGTGAAGCAATTGAGAGCATGCCATTACTTGAGGCATTCCCAATTGAAACACAAATCATGAAATACAAGCTATCCACACTACCTCGTGGTACCGCTAAGATGCCTGTACTTAATTTAGGATATACTGCTATATCGTTACAACAAGGTGCATCATTATCCATTTCACCACAAACATTAAACTATTTAGGAAACAACCAAACATATGAAACTAGTGGATATTCAGCTACCATTTCAGATGTGCGTTTAATGAATTCATATAATGGTGTTGGTATTAATACAGATGCAGCAAATACTCAAAATGCATCAGCAACCGTAACACTAGGTACAAACGTATCCAAAACAGTAATAGGTACACAAATCAATTTACGTGCAACTACTGTAAATACATTATTCGGTTCAAATACTCAATTAACAGGCACATTAACCGTTGTAGGTTTAGACAGTGGTGCTCGTGTAACTATTCCAATTACAATTACTAAAACAGCATAAACATGGCATTTAAAAGACTAGACCCGGAAGATTTCGTAGTAAGTAGTGATTCGATCACTGGCCCAGTATGGTCAACAGGTTATTACACATTGTATCCATTCTATACGGGGAGTGCAAACACACCAGCACCCAACCCATACTACATGACCGTATATCATGACCCTAATGTCATAGAAGAACCACAGTTTAGTATTGCATATGGTGATGCTAATGGTAGCGGAAGTTTACTATACAATAATATTGTAAATCATAATTCACCAACATCTACAATATATGGTCAATATCGTTCCATGATATTAGAAGATGAAAATGCAAATTTCATATTTGGGTCGGGTAATAATTCTGTAACTAGTTCAAATTTCTGGGCAATATCAGTAGACCGTGCACGATATAAAGAAGCATTCTTCCCTGGTTCACTACAACTTAACTTAACTGGATCTGGTGGTCAAGCTATACAATTAACAGATGATTCACAAACAACATTAACCACACAATATTTAGGATCTACTCGAGTATTCCAGTTAATATCTGGTTCTAACGGAGCCCCATACGTTGGTAGCACAAATGGAGGATATACCCCATCTTCAGGTTCATACGGTTTAGTATTCCCTGATTTAGGTACCATTATACTCAACCCTAAAGCATTAGAAACCGTTAATATATTTCCTCACCGAACAAGTAATGCTGATTCACTTTCCATCGAAAACCTATATAATGCATTAGGCCCATTCAAGCTCCTTTCAGAAGAAACAATTACATCCGACTATGTATTTGTACGCGCTAGAAACAGTGAATTCAATTACTCAGCAAATAGCAGTTTCATTTCAGGATCTACCGGTGAAGTTATATACAACAATTTCATTAACCATCCACAAGTATATGTTACTACAGTAGGATTGTACAACGATTCAAATGAGTTATTGGCCGTAGCTAAACTATCCAAACCACTATTAAAGGATTTCACCAAAGAATCACTATTGCGAGTTAAACTTTCGTATTAATGAGTGTATTTAAACCATTTATTACATCTGACGTAATCGTTTCCCCATTTGAAGTAAACAAAACATTTACATTCAGTGGGGACGATGCGTTATTTAGCGCTAGTATTGATCGCTATACTGGTAAAAATACTACCGAATCACTATCCACTGGATATATATCCCCACAAGATCAACATTTGATATATCGTTCAGTACAAGAACTATATTATTCCAACTATTTAAACGGTGTGAATGGCTCCCCGCTATCCACGGCTTCATTCAACCTTGACGGTACCATAACTGGTGAACCGTATACACCAAACTACTACAATTATTTAGGCTCAACATTACCAGCTAATCGTTATTTTCCGCAAGACTACGGTGACGAAATTGCCGTAATATCAATCCCATCCAATTTATTTGGCGAATATATTGAACCAAATACACTCACATTAACTTGCATCCATGGTTCAATATCTGATGATGGTAATGGTAATTTACTATATAGTGGATCCAAAATGGGAGACGTCATTTACGAACACGGTATGATCATAATAACCAAAGATGCATCAGATATGGGTGGATACGGAACTGGAATATATGGTACTGCAAGTTACGGTGTAATGAACACAACCCCAACTGTACAAGATTTCCTCGACTCACCAATTACATGCTCATTCCAGAGCCATACAACCATATACGAAACACAATTTAAATGTACCATACGCCAAAACGAATTTACATTTTCGCAAAACCCATCATTAATTTCGGGTAGCTCAAACAGCGGTATAGTATCTGATTTCGCTACTGGTTCATATTTCAACCCATATATCACCACAGTTGGTTTGTACAATAACGACAAAGAATTAATGGCGGTAGCCAAATTAGCACAACCATTACCTGTATCTAGTGTAACAGATACAAACATAATCATTAATTTAGATATGTTTTGATATGTATAACTAAACATTTATATGTGGTTATACAACAATACTCCCATCAACACACTTGAAGACATACCTGAAGGTACATTCGGATTCATTTACATCACCACCCATATCCCAACTGGCAAGCGATATTTAGGTAAAAAATCACTATATCACTCCACCAACCAAAAACTAGGCAAAAAGGAACTAGCCGAACAACCCGTAACCCGTGGCCGCGCTAAAACCACCAAACTAGTAACCAAAGAATCGGATTGGAAAACATATTACGGCTCCGCAGACTCCATCAAACTCGCAATCAAAAACAAGCAACACGACGAATTCACACGCGAAATAATTCATCTCGTACCAAACAAAAAACTACTCACGTACTACGAAACCAAATACCAATTTATATATGGTGTATTGGAATCCAGCGAATGGCTAAACACTAATATTCTTGCCAAGTTTTACTCAAAAGACTTTGCCTAGCCATATATTCTTCGTATATTTAACATTATGGTAAATGAGTTATTAGTCAATTTAGTAAATTCGGTACTGGGACAAGGTAAACGTACATCGCGAGGCAACATTGCATATCATTGCCCGTTATGTAACCACCCTAAACCGAAACTAGAAATACAATTACTTGAAAACGCAGACGGTAAACACAGATGGGCATGCTGGGCATGTGGCGTTAAAGGTCAAACGGTGCGCAGTTTATTTAAGCAAGTAGGCGTTTCACCGGAACATATGACCGAACTTAAGAAACACGTTAAATCAACGTATTCTGAGTCGACATCAACCACCCCATCCATATTCCTCGAGTTACCTAAAGAATACAAATCATTCATCAACAATAAATCCCGCGTAGCAAAACACGCATATCACTATTTAAAATCCCGTGGCTTAACACCACAAGACATACTTAAATATGGTATTGGGTATTGCGAAGGTGGTTTATACAACAACATGGTAATCATACCATCATACGATAGTAATGGTAAACTTAATTACTTTACCGCACGATCATTTGAGCATGAACCATACGTCAAATACCGTAACCCAATGGTATCGCGTGACATAATAGCATTTGAAATGTTCATCAACTGGGACTTACCCATCATTTTGTGTGAGGGTCCATTTGATGCTATCGCCATTAAACGCAACGTAATACCATTACTGGGTAAAAACATACAACCACAACTAATGAAAAAGTTAGTTGAGTCCCGCGTACAAAAAGTGTATATTGCACTAGACAATGACGCAATTAAGAAGGCAATTGAGTTCTGCGAAGAACTACTCAACATAGGCAAAGAAGTATATTTGGTCGAATTAAGTGGGAAAGACCCATCTGAACTTGGATTTGAGGTATTCACCAAATTAATACAAACCACACAACCATTAACTCAATACCGACTAATGGAACGTAAACTACAACTCATATGAGTAAAATTAAACGATCGTATAACCGCATTCTGGAAATATCCGACGATGCACAACAAATCACATTACCAGACTCACGTTACTATCGCCGTAACGGGTACTACTACCCGAGTATCACTTATGTATTAAATTCATA